GTTTTTTCCATGATAGCATTTGATGGCAATTTGATTGGTTTGAATAGTGGAGGACATATTAGTGGAAATCCACTTACTGCCGTTCTTAATAGTATTTGTAACAGTTTGAATATGAGATGTTGCTTCTATACTATTTATTCAAAAGCCACAGACTTTCGTGAGGCATGTGCATTGATAACATATGGTGATGATAATGCCGGATCAGTTTCTCCTGACTATGAAGATTTTAATATCAGGAGTTGTTCGGAGGTTTTAGCACGTTTTGGCCAGGTTTATACTATGCCAGACAAGGAAAGCGATATGGTTGACTTTATTACCATTGATCAGCTGGAGTTTCTTAAACGTAAATCAGTTTTTCATGCTGATTTAGGGCATGAAGTTGGAGCTTTAGCAGAGGATTCATGTTTTAAAATGCTCCATTGCTTTTTGCGTGAGAAAAATTCGCCTCTTTCTGAAGTGGAAGCTTGCGCGATGAATATTGATACAGCTTTGATGGAATGGTTTAATCATGGACCAAAAGTTTATGAGCATAGACGGGATGAAATGAGAGAAGTTGCAAGATTAGCCCGTTTGACAAATTTGTGCACTCAATTGCATGTATCATATGAAGAAAAAGTTGCACAATGGCATGAACGATATGAACCCCATTCAGGGGCGGAGCAAGATATGTTGCGTCCATTGTACGTCAAAGCTTTTGTGGATATTCCATTGACGGCTATAGCCATGGATATACCCATAATGACAAACATGATAGGTGAAGTTGATTTAATTTTCCAAACCACTGTGATGGGTGTTCACCACATTTTATTTTTGGAAATTAAAGATTCCAATTTATCGTCTGCTAGGAGTAAAGGTAGGAAACAATTGCGTAGATTGTGTTATGCAATGGCAGTTTTAAATCCCTCCATTTCTTATGCAGGTGTTATGTTGACTCCTATCGGATATGAACCCGTGACCATGACGGGCCACGATGGACATTGGGAAGATGTTTCGTTACCTTTTTCCATGTGGCGCGATGTGCGCGAGCATGACAATGCGATGCGATTGCGCACGTATGGGTTTTAATCGTATTACGCCTTTGGAATGGCTTTAAATTAATCCCCCAGTTTCAAATCTGATGGTTAGCAAAATTGTTGTATTCTACTGGATACCATAGTGCTGGAATTGACTATTTCACATTATAGGCTTAGAATGCAAAATTAAGACAGCAAAGAGTTGTCTCAGTCAACCCCCACCCTTGATGGTTGATAAAGGAGATGGGTTAAATAATTTGACCAACAAAAACACTAATGAATGTATTAAAAAACAAAAACAAACCGGTGGTTGTGACAACCACAAAATTGACGCGGACGCGTTGTCTACTTTTACTTGGGTTAACGGTGTGGAATCCTTGTTAGAAGTTTGGGAGCGAAATCTCGATATTTATCAAGATCAGCTCATGAAGATGGATATGGGAGATTTCCCTGTTGCGGAATTGGAGGATTCTTATGTTGAATATGTTCCCATTTTCAAAATTCAGTCTGGTATCACGTCTGATACCAATATTGCAGAATCACGATCTGATGTTACTCATCAAACTATGCGTTTTCGTGATCAGTACGCTGGCCATCAGAATGATATTGAATCTTTTGTTGATCCAACACGTAAGTTACAAGACAAGGATGATGTGCCTTTGGCTGATTTCTTTTCCCGACCTCAGAAAGTTTTTGAGGCTGAGTGGAACACAAATGGTATTATTAATGGTGATTTTAATCCTTGG